GGGCACGATGAAGGCGGGTCGTAGCTGGCCGTCCTCCACCAGTTGGACGGTGAGGTACCCGATGGCCTTCAGGGCGTGGACATCAGAGATGTACCAGCCCGGTTCTTCCTCTGGCGTCGGCGTGTCAGGGTCGAGGCTCATGAGCGCAGCAACTCGGCGTAGGTGTCGGCAGCGGCAACCACCTTCTGGAAGGCTGCGACCTGTCTGGCCGTGAGCGGTGCCTTCGGGCGCTCCACGATGACGGTCACCGAGATCACATCGGTGATGTAAGCCTTGTCCGACGACAAGGTCACCGTCTGTTCGTGCTTGATCAGCCCAGAGCCGCTCACTGGTTCCTGACCACCGCAGCGATGGCGTACTGGCAGGCGTCCTCCAGCGCAGTGAAGCACTGGGCCTTCTCACGACCGTCTGGGAGGTTCGGGTCGATCTCGACGGCGAGGATCTGGAACGCCTCCCGCACAGCGTCCAAGCGGTCCACCACCTCTTCGTCCCGCGGCGGGTGGAGGGTCAGGTTGTGGAGGGTCTGGTCCAGTTGCTTACTCATGGTGAGTGCTTAGCACCCGGATGACGAAATCCCAGTCGATCGCCTCGTAGGCGTCGTCGTCACCGTTCTCGTGCCAGATGGCGATGTGCTGGGCCTGCTTCTGGGCGTGGGTGGTGTCGTGGCCGAAGACCTTCTCCAGCCGGGTGACGAGCTTGTCCAGCCGGTCGACGGGGCTGGTGCCGTAGACGATGGTGATGTTGGGGTCGCTCGGGGTGATGCTGGGGTCGGTCATGGGCCGAATCTACTTGATTCCTCAGGTGTACCCACGGTACGTTCCCGTCAGAAGTGCCCGCCGGTCCGTAGCCCTGTGCCCTCCAAAGCCTTTGCCTCGGACCGGCGGTCATTTCCCAGTTACAATCGACATATGTGCGATTGCCCCCGATGTGACGCTCAGAAGAAGGTGTTGGGAGATGCGGGCGAGGGCACGGGCGCAGGGTCGGCGTTGAGCAGCGGGCAGTTCGAACGCAAGGTGGTCCGCGACAAACCGAAGGGGAGCTGATGGACTGGGTGAACACCGAGTCGGAATCCATGAACGAGCTGGAGATCTCGGTCGGGGTGGCTCAGGACGCCGAGGATCATGCCCTGCCGGTGATCGTCGTTCAGGTCAACGAGGTCGTGGTGGAGATCCCCGATCTGGAGATGGCGACCGCCATCGCCATGAACCTGCTGGAGGCCGTCGGCTTCGCAGCCACGGTGGTCGAAGAGGCTCCCGACCACACCCCGGCGTCGATCTTCGCCGCCATGCAGTTGGTGCAGTCCCGCGCCGGTCGGAAGATGAACTGAGGGACCCATGGCCGAAGATGTGATGGCGAAGCTCCATCGTGTGGCGGCAGCGGATCGGGCGAAGCAGGCGGCAGCGGCCAAGAAGGCGGCTACCCGGTCAACGAGGACGACGGCGAGGCAGCAGTCCAAGCCGGTCACGGTCCGACCCAGCGGCACGACCGGTGGAGCAGGAGGCAGCGGTGGAACCCAAGCCGGAACCGGATACTCCTCCAACCACGACTGCGGCCCATGGATCGAAGCAAGCTCTTCACGAGTTGCTGAGTATCGCTATGACTATGGAAATGGGCAGCTTCAGGTCCGCTGGACCAACAGCCGAGGGAAGCACGGTGATCAGACGATCTACCAGTGCGGTGATGAAGACACGGGCAAGGGCGGTACCAACGTCTACCGGGCCTTCGCCCAAGCAGTTTCGAAGGGGAAGTACGTCAACTCGACCCTGAACGGCATCCCCTTCTGGCCCGGTGACGATGCCAGCTTCGATGCTCCCAGTAACCCGAATCGCAACGAGGTACGTCACAAGTTGTAAAGGCTTGCGAGTATGATACACTCCGTGGTATCTTGAGAACTCAAGACGCCATCTACCTACGGAGTACCAAATGTCGAAGCGCAAGTACCGGGGTCCCCGGACGTACGAGAAGGGCCAGTCCTTCCCACCAGCACCGAAGCTCCCGCACAAGCCCATGAGCGATGCGGGGCTGTTGACCCACCTGAACGTGATCAAGGTCATCGCGGCCTTCCCCGACACGGTCATGACGGCGGGCCAGATCAAGGATTTCGTCGTCCTCGACGGCGGCGAGGTCATTCGGAACTCGGTCAACCAGTCCCTGCACCACCTGTGCAAGCTGTCGGTCCGAGAGAACGGCGAGCCTGCTTCCGGCCACCGGTCCCGCCTCGATGACTACGAGGAGTTCCACGACGTGCTCGGCATGGGCGTCCTCTACCGGACCACCACCGGCACTTTCGTCCTCGACACGGAGGCGTCATGGCAGGGAGAGTGGCATCGGAATGCCCGAGGCATTCAGGTGCGACGCCTGCGCCTCGTCGGCAACCGGTGGCCGCACCTTCCCTACAAGGGCGAGACGAGGGTCATCCCGGCCAACAAGGCCAAGGCTCCCGATGTCCCGCCCGCCGAGAAGGTGGTGGAGTCCGTGCTGGACGAGATCGACAACCCCAAGCCGGTCGCCGAGATGACCGTCGAGGAGTACGTCGGCCCGGACGACGTGTTCGTCCCCACCCCCGAGGCCGACAAGGCCGAGTTGGCTGCGTACCATGACGAGCCGGTCAAGGTCGGTACGAACGGGTCGAATCCAGAGTCGGTCAAGGACTCAGGTTTCGAACTGCTCTCCATGCCGACCAAGATCATCACCGGCTCCGAGATGGTTCTCCGGGTCGACAACGAGATCGTCATCGCCACGGTCCTCAAGCGGTACCCACTCGCTGGGAGATCGTGATGTCCGGCGGGACGCTGGGGACCTCCGGGGAGCATCAAGCTCCCCGGAGGGTCACCACCCACGACGCTGAATGCACGCTCTGTCAGACCGCTGACCGAGAGGGCTGGTGGGGTTCCTCCGAGGTGACCCACTGCCGGGAGTGTGGTGCGACGTGGCCCATGGCGACGAAGACCGCCCACTGCTGCCGGTGCCACCGGACCTTCTCCAGCCACGGAGTCTCGGACCGCCATCAGAGCGGTGGCGAGTGCCACAACCCGGCCACCATGACCAACGAGAAGACGGGCGAGAAGATCTACGGCTTCCCGCCCCGACCCAACAAGTACGGCACGCCGATCTGGCGTGGCCCCGCATCAGAACTCCCCTTCAAGAAGGAGGCGGAAAATGACGAAGTTGAGAGCACGCCTCAAGGTGGAGGCGGCTGACGGACAGCCCTTCGATGACGGCGGGATCGATGATCTCGTCGGCCAGTGGACGACCTTCGACGGTCGCCCCGCTCAGGTGATACAGGCGAACCTGCTCAAGCGCGGTGACCTTCACCTGACCTTGGAGTACGAACGATGAGCCTCACCTCACCCGAACAGACCTCTCTACTCGTTGACTCCCTCAGGAGCACCGCCGAGATCCTCCGGGGTCGAGGCGACGAGCCGATCGACAACCCCTCCATGGCTGCCCTGCTGGACGAGGCAGCCGACGAGTTGATGGTCCTGTACCACGAAGTCCTCAAGGACCAAATCGACATCCTCAACGAGATCAAGAAGCGGAGAAACATCCAATGAGCAATACCGAAGAGTTCGACATCCCGGCCTGTTCCCTCTGCGGGGGACCCGTCGAAGGGTACGGCCACAACCCCGCGCCGCTCGCCGATCGTGAGATCGACGGCCCCTGCTGCCAGACCTGCAACGACACGAGGGTCATCCCGGCCCGACTGGTGAACATGGGCGTCCCCTTGAAGGTGGCGAACGAGGTGGGACTGGTGAGCGGCGGCTTCGGTCAGGGCAAGACCGGCCTCGTACAGGAGCCTCCGACCGATGGGTGAGATGCTCGTCACCATCGCCCCCGACTGCGGGAAGGCCACCGGCTCGGTGTGGCACTCGACCCCTGAGTGCTACATGTTGAGCAACCACGGCTCAGCCTTCCGTGAGATCACCGAGGAGATGGTCGAGATACTCGGGTTCTCCAAGTGCAAGCACTGCGCTCGGTTCGACCTGTTGTCCGAGGACACCGCGCTGGTGCTGTTGGTCGACTCCCTGCGGAAGGCCGAGATCCTCAACCAGCGCCACAACATCAACAACCCGGACACCCTGAGCCTCGCCAACAAGTTCCGCAACATGCTGGCGGCGAACGGACTGCACCTCGTTCTGGTGGAGGAGGAAACGTGAAGGATCCAGTAGTTCACGACCACGCTCTCAACGAGGCGTTCCGGTCAGAGATCCCCCGTAAACCTGAGCCGACCTCGGACTCAGTAAAACTCAACTGGGTCGAGGTGGTCCCGAAGTTCAACCGGGTCCGGGGGGTGCAGGTCACCAAGGAGAACCTCGATGACATCGCCCGACTCCACGGCTACGACGTGTTCACGCCAACCACGGACAGCGGCGACCACACCAGTTACCTGATCGTGCCCGGTACGACCGGTGACGTGCGGGCGTTCATCAACGATTGGATCCTCGTGGCCGACAACAACTGGGACCTCGTCACGGTGTGTTCGGCGGCGGCGTTCACCCGCAACTACGAGGTGGAGACATGAAGTACCGGATCTCATTCGAAATCACGCAGGAGACGCTGGACGAGATCGATCGGTGTCCCGGCGGGATCACCAAGACCCCGCTGGAGCGCATCGGTTCGGTGCTGGCCCACGCCGTGGACAACGCCCGCCACTGGCAGGGCGGACAGGAGCACGCCGTGATGGAACAGGTGCTGGGTCCCGAGGACAAGTACGACCCCGTCGTCTCCCGTGTGGCGTCGCTGGAACGGTCCCAGCACAACACCGACACCGTCAACGCCGAGATCCTGCGGCGGCTGGCCGAGGTCGAGAAGCGGCTCGACGTGCAGGGCACGAAGATGATCTGGAAGCAGGACGTGACGTGATCTGCGGTGCGCCCAACGACAAGCTCCTCGCTGACGGCATCTCCACCGAGGCGTACTTCTGCCAGCGTGAGCGTGGTCACCTCCATGCTCACTGGAGCAAGGGCTACCCGGAGTGGTGGGACGACTCCTACCACGAGGTGAACGACTACACGGCTCCCTCTGGTATCGCTGCGCTGGCTGACCACCCTCACCTGAATCCGGGCAAGTCCGATCTCGCCACCCGAGCGCTCAAGGCGATGCTGCCTCCTGACGCCGCTGACGTGGCCTACACGCTGGAGAACGGTCCTGATCCTGACGACTCTCCTGAGGAGCAGGCCGAGACTTTCGAACGGGCCAAGGCCCGTGCCATCGACATCCTGCGCGGGGAACCGTGACCTTCATCGCCGAGGAGCACAACGAGAAGATCGAGCATCTCGACGGCGTACCGTGGTTCTCCGCTCCGGTGCCGCCTCGGGAGCACGAGTGCTGGGCACAGACCCGCGGCTACCTCTACCAGTCGCTTGTCATTGTCGAACGCTGCGCTTGTGGAGGCATCCACAACACCAACTACGACGGTTGGCTGGAGAAGAACAGCAGGGCGGTCCCTGAGGAGGTCGAGGCGCAGATGGACGCTCTTGAGGACCGGCTCGTCTGGCTCCAGCGCACCCAGAGCCTCTGTCTCGGTGTCCTCATCGCGATCGGGTTCATCCTCCTCTTCTGGGCGCTCGCCGAGGTCTTCTGATGGCCGTTGACAAGCACACCTTCATCCCGATCGCAGAGGCTCAGACGCCCAGAGACGGTCGGTGCATGGTCGACCGTTGGTGGATCATCACCGACAACCAAGAGATCATCCTGTGGCGTGGGTTCTCCCCGCAGTGCAACCAGAACGAGGCCATCGCCCGAGATCTCCAAGAGCAGGTGTGGCCGGACGGCGACGTGATGCATCTACCAGTTGTTTATCTACGACATCGACAGGAGTGGTACGAGTGAGCCGACGGATCTTGAAGTGGCAACTACCGGTGGACGACGAGTGGCACCGGCTACCCGGTCCGTTCGACCACTGCGAGGTCGATGTCTACGACCCCGGCATCATGTGGCTGTGGGCCGTGGAGATGCCCCACACGGTCATGTGGGACATGCGGGCGTACGGCACCGGCCATGACCTTCCCGATGTCGGGAACTGGGTGGGAACGGCCCGTCACGACGGGACCGGACTGGTGTGGCATGTGCTGGCTCGTCCGATTCCCGAGGAGATGCATTCCGAGCACGAAGCCACCCCTGACGAGTTGTCGTTCGTAGAACGCATCGGGCCGGACGAGGCGTGAACGTCAACGAGGTGATCGACTACCTCAAGAGGTACGTCCATGCCGGGATGGGCGAGCTTCCGGTCCACATCCTGAACATGGAGGACGATTTACCTGATGGGGACCTCCGCTCAGGAATCGTGAGCCACGTCGAACTCGACATGTTCGATGTGGAACAGGGTCAGGTCGTCAGCCTGATGAGCTGGCCGAATCGGGAAGCGGATCAGAAGGCATGAGCATCCTCCTCGCGGTAGCGCTGCTGTGGCCGATGTCGGCAGCCCAAGATCCGACCCCACCGACGACGACCATCGTGTTCTACATGCCAGCCGACGACGACCCGGTCGCACCGCAGGGTGTTCGCGAAGAAGCCGTGGTGGCTGATCTCGGGATCACGGGTTGATGAGTGACTTCCCCATGCTCACCACACGGGGCGAGATCTTCGTCGTCAAGAACACCGTCGATGTCCGTGACTACATCTACGGCAGGGAGCCGCTGATGGAGGACTTCCTCCAGTTCAACGCCGTCCACGCCGTCCCTCTGGACTTCCTGCGGATGGCCCCCAGCCCCGAGCACGCCATCAAGTACGAGCGGGACGGCATCGCCTTCAAGATGGCCCGAGCCATCGTTGAGCACGACGGTGTCATGAGGTGGTCGTCGTGAGCGATCCGATCCCCGGCAGGGACATCGTCACGCGGCTCCGGTCCGAGAACGACTTCTCCCTTGAGCGCATGGCCGACGGCGAGCGGTCGCTGGTGATGATGTCGGAGAAGCAGCGGCGGGACGATGCTGCCGACCTCTTCGCCAAGGTCATCAGCGGCATGGAGGCACACCTGAACATGTGCGACTACGGCGACTGTGAAGGCTGTGAAGTGGCCCACTGGGTCCTCGACAAGATTGACCCTCGACATGAATCCTGAGCCACGAGATCCTCTGGTAAATCTACTGGATGCGGTAGGCGACCAAGGACGGATCATGTCTCGACAGATCACGGAGATAGAGACGCTGCGGAACATCATCGAGGCGGCGATCCTTGAGCTGGACGCCGAGCACCGCCCGCAGTGGGTGAAGGAGGGCGGCGCTGGCTACACGGAGGTCCCTCGGGAAGACGGTCTTGATCCTGTCGGCTGCGTCATGTGCTACCCGCAGGACGGCGACTGGCCGTGCGTCACCCGGATGATCACGGACGACCTCAGAATCCCGTGAAGATCACCCGGCACGATGTGCTCACCTGCCCTGTCTGCCACTACGAGATGGACTCCTCGACCGATCCGCTCGGCAACGACACTCCGAACCCCGGCGACATCACGATCTGCATCGAATGCGGGTCGGTGCTCGTCTATGGCGAGGGTCTACGTCTGGTCCAGACATGGGACCCCGAGATACTGGAGCACCCCAATGTGGTCCGCTTTACTGACGCATGGCTGCGGTTACATGGAGAATGACCGTTGTTCACGTCGCTGCCGCCATTGACGAGGCTCTGACCAAGCTGGGTCACGGTTCCGTCGTGAGCCTCGCCGATATCTGCGAAGTAGCACATTCCACCGTGGGTACATGGCGCTCCGGCTCTCGTCTGCCTCGGCCCCAGCGATGGGCCTGTATCGAGGACTTCCTGCTGCTGGAGCGCGGGACCATCTACGAGCTACTGGCAGAAGACGACGAGTAGTGACGCTGCCACCACATTCAGTGGTGGTAAACATTGTTCATGGCAGAGCCGGTGAGCCGACGCCAATTGCTGACGGCGGGTGCTCTGGGAGTCATCGGCGTAGCTGCCTGCGCTACAAGGGCGGCTGCGGTACCTCCGGGTGGATATCCGCCGGGACACCCCCGTTATGTGCCGCCAACTACTAGTTCGACATCAACTAGTACTTCGTTAGTAGGAACGTCGAGCACCACGTCGACCACCAGCACCACGACGGTGCCGACGGATCAGCTCTTCTGGGGTGCGGCCTACGGTGGCAACACCGAACCGGGTAGCAGGTACGGCTCACCCGGTATCGGCCTCGGTCGGACGTACTGGAACATGTCGAACGCTGGGTCTTCTGTCATCCGCGCAGCGAGCGATGCCTCCAAGGGCAGGCTCCCGTGGGTGTCATACAAGGTGGGTGGATGGGCGGCGTTCGCCAACGGAGGTCAGGACGCCGCCTTCCGCTCACTCCTCACCCAGCTCAACGGGATCGGCACGGCTGTCTGGCTGACCGTCCACCATGAGCCGGAAGGCTCGGGCCGATACGGGACCGACGAGAGCACGCCCTCTGACAACTCCTCCATAAACGACTGGAAGAACGCCCAGCGGCATGTCCGTGACCTCATGGAGGAGGTCGGCACCCAGAACATCGCCTTCGCCCCCGTGCTCATGGGATGGACGTGGGACGAGCGGTCGAACCGGGTCCCGGCGTCGTGGATCGACGGCATGGCCGGTGTCTGGGACTTCTTCGGGATCGACTGCTACAACGACACCACGAACCCGGCGGTCCAGAAGTTCGAAGACATGGCGATGTGGCGGGACTGCACCGCCGATCTCACGGCACGCGGCTACCAGATCGGCATCGGGGAGTGGGGCACCAGAGGGTCCGGTGCGGACATCGCCGCCCAGCACGCTGACTTCCTCGACAAGGGCATCATCGGTGCTGCGTACTTCGACTCCGACCTGAACAGCCCGACCGGCGGATGGTCGTTGACCAGCGCTCAACTACCGGTCTTCAACACCTTCTGCCTGACTTCGTCACGGGTCTAGCCCTGTAAACTCGCCCTCTTTGAAGAGGCGAGAGTGTCGAGGAAACGGCGGGAGCGGGGCTGGGTGGAGGAGGCGATGCGGAGTCTCTTCTTCCTGCTGCTGTGGTTCACCTGCATCATCTTCGGCTTCATCGGCTGCATGGTCGTGATCTTCTGGCTGGCGTTCGGACACGTTCCGGTCTAGTCGTCATCGTTTCGATCGATCCCGTCCAGTACAATCACCAGAGCCAGTAGTGTCACCAGCACCACGATGGTGGCGACGACGGACAAGACACTTGCGAACACGGCGGGGACCCTCCAACAGCAACCACCACGATAATCCTGAATGGTGTCCCGCCTCAGGAATGAGTAGCTACATCAACGGCTGAGGTGACTGGGTATGGAGTTCTGTGAGAAGTGCGGTGCGGGGAGTGATCAGATAGCCGGGGTCGAGGTACGAGGTATCTACGACGGCGTCTGTTACTGGGCCTGCATGAAATGCAACCACAAGTGGCATCGCTTCGAAGAGGGCAGCGCCCGTCGTCAGCGGGTCGAGGACTACTGGGCCTCGTGATCCGCTTTACCCGTGCCGGACGCAAGCGGTGGGTGTACTGGGGGTCGCTCCAGCAGCACACGATCGGCGACAGTCGACTCCAACAGTTCTGGTTCCGGCTGGACGACGAGCCGTACTGGCTCGGCAGCGGCAACCGGTTCCGGGTCTGGAACGATCGGTGGCTCCACCTCGGGTGGGCCAGTCGGGCCGAGTCCCATGAAGAGGTTCTGGGTGGCAGGGTCCTGCTGTTCACACCGAGAGAGGTAGGTGATTGGGGTGCTGAAGAGGAAGCCGAAACCGGTTTCACCGGAGGAGCTGAACGAGCGCCTTCTGAAGATCCCTGAAGAGGATCTTCGGGCCTTCATCGAGGCGACGCTCGGCGTCGCCTCCACCACCTACCAGTCCGTCATGACCCGGTCGGTAGATCAGCAGGCGGGACTCCAGTACGCGATCGAGAACTGTCGGTTCGCCGCTCAGGGGATGCTCGTCTATCTACATCGGTTGGAGGAGAGGAATGGATGAACTCAGCCTCGCGCTGGAAATCGGGCTGATCAGGGACCGGCTGGAGGCTCTGGAATCTCGGATCATCCAGCAGGATCTCCAGATCGGTGAACTGGTGGCGATCTCCAAGATCAGGGACCGGCCCGTGAAGGCGTCGGCCATCAACATCTGTGCTCTCGATGAGACTCGGGACTCGGCGGAGTGCCCGGACGCCACCGTCTATCGGCACCAGCAGGGCTGCCGGGGCGTGGCCTGTGTCCGTAGATATACGGATTATTACTCGGATTATCGGAAACGGCAGCAGGAGGTTGTCGCTACCGAGGAAGATACGGTAGGGTAATCACACCATCTACCCCACGGAGGAAACCATGGGACATCAACTGGACCCCCAACCGACCAAGCAGATCGCAGGCGGGCACTTGCAGTACACGCTGCCCCTCTACACGTCGAAGGCGCTACAGGGCTATCACCTCGTCGTGGTGATGGAGGACGGGCACCTGATCCGTCAGCCCTTCGGCCTCGACTCGTTCTTCAATTCCTACGCCGAGTTCACCGACTCGGGCGTCCTGCCTCACCTCATCCAGATCCTCGACATCGTCTACGAGGTGGAACCGGCGGGTGCCGAGAAGTCGGTCTGGGCGCAACTGGAGAAGAACCCCGACGCCGAGGTGGGTGAACTGCACCCGACCTTCTGGCTGGCGATGAACCCGGTGAACCGAGAGTTCGATCGTCCGTGGTTCATCCGTCTCTACTACGGGACGGAAACTGTCTGCCGGTCAGTCTGATGAGCACCGACGAGGAGTGGCTGGCAGAGATCCGCGATGCGGTCGCTGCCGAGAAGGACTGGCGTCGGAACCGGGTCTACGAAGAGACGTACAGGTGGCGGGACGCAACGACCTTTCTCCTTGAGCGACTCAACGCCATCGACCATGTCCATGTCGTGACCACCCGCACCAACTGGGGTGTCACCACCGAGGTCTGCCTGTTCGATGACGAGGTGTGGCCGTGCTGGCACCACCGGCAGATCCATCCCGACGATTCGGCCACCCAGCAGTACGTCGAGAAGGTCCAACAGGAGATGGAGGAACTGTCTCATGAGTGACCTGACCGAACGCCTGTGGTACGCCTCCGAGCGTGTCTCGCCGTCCGACATCACGATGGGACCACCGCCACGCGGCTCCTTGAAGTGGGTGGAGATCCAGTGCGCCGAAGCCGCCAAGCTCATCGACGCCATCGACGCCCTGCACGTCCCGAGCAGGTTCGACCTCGCAGAGCGGTGTGAAGGATGCGAGTTGCCGTGGCCGTGCCGGACGCATCTCCTGATCTACCCACGTCCTTCGCTGGAAACACTTCTGGCGGGTACGGAGTTTGAAGGCTGGCTTGATCCCGCCAAAGGCGAGGAGGCGAACGATGGTTAGCCACCGGTATCCGGCCGATTCCGAGGCCGTCGCATGAGCGACCTGACTGACCGACTGCGGTACCTCTACCCGAGTTCTGCTCATGTGAGTGTCAACGATGCCGCCAAGCTCATCGACGCCATCGACGCTCTCCACGAACGACACATGGTGACGCTCACTGGTCCCGGTTCGAAAGAAGCGCCGTACTGCACTTGCGGTGACCCGTGGCCGTGCCAGACCCATCTCCTCATCCACCCGGAGGGGTAATACACTCCATCTTCTTCACTGCCACGGGCGGGGAGCGGCTTCGGCCCTCCCCGCCCGTTGTATGTTCGTGCATATGGCGTTGTACGAGGATCTCGGTCCTGACCTTGACGATCTCGCTCCCCCGGAGGTGGAGGAGGACCGTTTTCCTGAGGACGAGGATGATCTGGAACCTGAGTTGTCCGAGGAGGACAGCGAGTTCCTCGACCAGATCGTGATCAGGACGCTGGTGTTCTCCGAGAAGCTGTCGGGGATGACGCTGCGCCCGTACCAGCGGGAGTTGGCATATCGAATTGTCGAATCCGTGATTCTCGCCGACGGTGAGGAGATCACGGCGGTCCAGTCCCGCCAGTCCGGCAAGAGCGAGTGCTGCGCCATCGTGGTGTCGGGGATGATGCTGCTGTTCCCCAAGCTGGCGAAGGCGTTCGCGATATTCGAACGGTTCGAACGGGGACTGATGGTCGGCCTCTTCGCCCCGGTCGACGGCCAGAGCGAGCTGATCTACCAGAAGGTCATCGGAATCCTGAATTCCCAGCGGGCGAAGGATATGTACGACGACCCGGAGCTGGACGAGAAGGTCGTGCCGGGGGCCAAGATGGCCGTGCTCCGGTCAGGCTCGTTCTGCCGCCGCCAGACCGCCCACCCCAAGGCGAAGATCGAAGGCTCCTCGTACCATCTCGTGATTCTCGATGAGTCTCAGGACATGGATGAGACGATCATCCGCAAGTCGATCATGCCCATGCTCGCCGCCTACGCCGGGACCGCCGTGAAGATCGGGACGCCCAGCTACCACAAGGGCGACTTCTACAAGGCCATCCAGTTCAACAAGCGGCGGCAGACCCAGCGGGGAGCCAAGCGGAACCATTTCGAGTACGACTACAAGGTCGTCTCCAAATACAACCCGTATTACGAGAAGTTCATAAAGAAGGAGAAGCTCCGCATCGGCGAGGACTCCGACGAGTTCATGCTCTCCTACGCCCTCAAGTGGCTCCTCGACCGAGGGATGCTCATCACCGAGGACGTGATGGACTACCTCGCCGACACGTCGATGCAGATGGTCCGTGGCTGGTCCCGTTCACCGGTCGTGGTGGGGATCGATCCGGCCCGTGTGCAGGACTCCACCGTCGTCACCGTCATGTGGGTGGACTGGGAGCACCCGGACCCGGCTGGATATCGGGAGCATCGGATTCTCAATTGGCTGGAGATCAACAACGCCGAGTGGGAAGACCAGTACTACCAGATATATGAGTTTCTGGAGCCGTACGACGTGGCCCGCATCGGGGTCGACGCTCAGGGCATGGGTGGTCCCATCGCCGAACGGCTGGACCGGATCCTCGGGCATCGGTGTGAGGTCGTGCCCTGCTTCTCCGACGCCAAGAACCAGTCGGAGCGCTGGAAGCACTTCATCCAGATCCTCCAGCGGCGGCTGCTCGTCTACCCCGGTCACTCCAAGGCGAGGCGCACCCGGAACTGGAAGCGCTTCCGGCAGCAGATGGAGGATGCCGAGAAGCAGATGAAGGGGAACTACCTACTGGTCGCCGCTCCCACCGAAGGCCCGGTGGGCGGCAAGTACGCGAATGACGACTTTGTAGATTCGGCGGCGCTTGCCTGCTACATGTCGCACTACGACACGGCACCTGAAGCGGAGTCAGTCACCGCTCCGTGGTACCGGTCCTGATCACTCCTTGCCGGGGCGATCGACTCGCGGCTGGTCGTCCGGCTCGGCCTCGGGTTCCGGCTGCGTCGGGTACTGCGTCGGGTCGGGGCCGTCGGGCACGTTCGACGGGGCTGGCTCCGTCGGGTCGTTTGGTTCCGGCTCTGCTGGGGCTTCCTTGGGATCGGACATAGCAATATCTCCTCAATGACAGTGTTTTAGGGCCAGCTACCGTAGCTGTCCCTGAAGATCTATCTTCCCATGAGCCAGTGGTGAGATACTTACTTCATGCCACGAGGACGAGATACCCGAGGAGATCCTTCTCGACAGGTAAGTCGAGAACGGTCCATCGCCGAACACGACGACACCTTCCGGCAGCAGCCCGGTTGGGCCATGTGGCACGGTGGCGACGGCGTGACCGCTCCCGGTGACCCCTACGACCAGTCGTCCTACGAGTACTACCCCAACATGGGGGCGGCGGAAGGGGCGATGAAGGACCGGTACTACAACCGGGGCGGCGACACCCCGGCGGTCGGGCACGATCAGGAGATGCAGTGGCACATCGGCTCCGAGCCGTGGAACGCCTCGGAGCCATATCCAGACGCCCGTATCTACCAGAACCAGTTCGAAGACCCGACGAGCGTCACCGAGGAACCGACCTACGGCTGGGAACGCACCTGAATCAAGAGTCAGGTGTATGCTCAGGAAATTCCACCCTGATCAGGAGGACAATCAATGGGATATCCCGATCCCGAGGTGCAGTACGAGCGGGCCTACGCCCCTTCCATTCCGATGAACAAGGGGCCACTCCGGTTCGAAGAGGGCGTGGTCACCGACACCGACGTTCCTTTCGAGTTCGGACGCGGTGCCTACTACGACGGTGAGGGTTCGGTGAACACCGGCACCCCCATCAAGGACCCCGCCGAGACGATGCGTGAGCGCGCCCACGTCGGCAGTGCTTCGTGGATCGAAGCGCCGACCGAACTCGCCGACTTCATGCAGGGTGCCTTCGCCGACCATCCCTCCTACGAGCGGGTGATCGGATCCGAGGCCCGCCTCTACCGGTGGAACCCGTCACGAGTCGGCTGACCCATGGCCCGAGGTGAGGACACTCGGTATCACCCCTCTCGCGGGGTGAGCAAGGAGTCGCTCGGCCTGACCCGTGCCGGTCGTGATCCCAACGCCATCCGCCACGTCAATCCCGCAGCGGGACTGGTGATGACGGAGAGCGGTTCCACGCTGGGTGCCGGTACCCCGGAGTGGAAGGCTGCGATGGAGAAGCACCCCGAGGGTCTGGACTGACCCCGTGCCCAGAGGACGGGACACTCGATCAGACCCAGCTCGGCAGGTAGGCCGACAGGTTCCGCAGTTGACGGAGTCCTACCGGCGCTTTGCTGGCGTCAACCAGAACCCCGTTCCCGGTGACACGATGGCCGAGGTGTCGATGGAGGGGGCGTTCAACCTCATGGATCAGGGGAACTCCCGGCTCGACGCATGGAGCCGCACGCTCCAGACCTTCGGTGCCGGAGAGGCTCTCAACGCCTTCACCCAGATACAGAACTCTCAAATCGCTGGACGCTGATTATGGATCCCATCGCTGGAGTGCTCGCCACCAATCCCAAGAACCCGGCTCCGAACAACCTCCCCGGTCTGCCGACCCTCCCCGGCCTCGGTGCGGCGACGGGATCTGCGGCAACCGGTGGTCGGCCCCCCAAGATCAAGCCGGTGTTTCTCGCTTACAACCCGGACTCAGAAACTGCCACCCATGACTGGGTGGCGAACCAGATCAACCCGCAGGTGCTCAAGAACGTCCATCAGCGGTATATGAAGGCACCGTCCAGCTTGCCAGATGGGCTATCTCCGCAGGCGGCGAAGTACACCAACAACATCACCAAGAACGCTGACACCATGAGAGGCCGAGCTATCTCCAAGGGTGGTATGCCCTCGATCGCGAAGAAGCTCCGCTGATGCCCGCCAAGAAGAGTCTCCCTTCTCCGCCCGAGGGATCTCCGCCGAACCAAGTCCCCACCGACCGGGGACTCCAGTGGGGTGACCTCTCGGAGTGGACTGCGGGAGAGGTGGAGGGGAAGCTCCACGAGATCGGTCAGGTCGCTACGAACCTTCCCGGCATCCGGGCGAAGGTGGTGGCGGGCAATCCCAACACCGAGAAGGGCGTCCACAAGAAGGAACAGGCGATCGCACGGCTGGATCGTGTGAAGCCATATGTTCAGGATGTCGATATGACCCTCGACTCCATGATGGCGGGTCGGATCAAGCACTTCATGGGCGGTGTCGTCCAGAACGCCGCCGACAAGGAACGAGGCATCGACACCGGGGATCCCCACTGGTATCTCGGCCACGGCAGTGACATCGCCAACATCGTCAAGGAACACGGTCGAGGGGCGTTCCCGTTGGAGACGGCGGTCAACGCCTCGGTGGTCATGAGTCAGGGGAACGAGCCTCCCAGTGAGAAGAAGGCGCTGGAGCACCTGCTGGATTCCGAGGCCAGTCGAGCACTGGGTGACGAGGGACCCGGAGTCGCACTCCAGCAGTCGCGCTCCCGACAGGCGGCGGCGTCACACAGCGGTACCGAGCGGAACCTCAACAACGCCACTGGCGTTCTCCGAGGTGAGCGTGGCATCGACCTGTTCACCTCCCCGAAGTTTGAGGCGTACCGGTCGGGCATCCAAGACGCCGCTGCGGCCACCGAAGGTCAGAAGGGCGAGTACCGCCAGCGGGTGGGCCACGTCAGTGACGTGCTGCTCGGTAAGCAGATAGCCGGACAGGAGTATCTCGACCTCACCGGGTACAAGGACTCCAAGGCGGGCATCCTCGACCCTCATCACAACACCGCCGAAGACTCATGGATGAGTGCGATCAGCATGGGTCAGGACATCGAGGGGACGGTGGGCGGTCACACCAACGTCGCCAAGGCGATGGCCGACACCGACAACATCTTGAAGCAGGGCAAGGGGAATATGTTCCCCGAGCATCCTGACGTGTCGTTCCGCACCCTGTACCACGCCGCCAACAACGAGGCCACCATCCGTGCCTCCGACATGATCGGTCAGGCCACCGGACTGGTGAACGAAGCTGGCGAGTCGATGATGCCGTCGATGGCCGTGCAGGAGGGGCCGTGGATGCAGGTCCGTCGGATCGGCAACAAGGACTCCGACTACAACGCCGAAGTGCGTCGGGTGGAAGGTATCGAGAAGGCCGAGGCGTCGAGGCAGACTCAGGTCGACCGTCGCCTCGGCGGGAAGCCGTGGACCGAAACCCGCACCGAGCATCGGGGTGCCCAAGGCCAGCAGTTGAAGCGTCCGAAGCAGGTAACCGAGACGTTCCAGCAGCTTGGACTTGGTCTATAAACAATGAACTTCTTCCCTCCTAGTTATCGAGCGGCAGCTTCTGACCTGACCGTGGCGGTATCTCCGCTCGGTCTGGTTGAGCTTGCCGACGAGGAGTTCGAAGTACACGGACCTCGTTTGTCGAGATACGCCTCCAACTGGGCGTGGTACCTCGGACACCACTGGGCGTCGAAGCGTGAGATCGGTGAGCCGCAGCTCACGTTCAACTACTCCCGTGCCCTCGTGGACTACGGGGTGAACTTCGCCTTCAACAAGCCGCCCCACTTTGGGTCCCCCGAGGCCACCGAGGTGATCACTCCCCACATCCTCAAAAGGGTTTGGGAAGTCGACAACGACAAGGACTCCCTCATATGGGATCTCGGCCTGATGGGAGCGGTGTCGGGCGACGTGTTCGTGAAGGTCGCCTACGAGCCGCCAGTCGAAAACCCACTGACCGGCGAGGTGTCTCCCGGTCGGGTGCGGATCTTGCCGATCAACCCGGCGTTCGCCTTCCCCGAATGGCACCCGCACGACAAAGACCGCGTCATCAAGTTCAAGATGAAGTACAAGTTCTGGGGTGTGGGTGCGGACGGCACCCGGATGATCCACACCTACACGGAGTTGATGACTGACACCTCCATCGAGGAGTACATCAACGACGAGATGATCGATCAGCGGCCCAACCCGCTCGGTCGGATCCCCGTCGTCTACGTCCAGAACTTCCCGGTCGTGTCCTCCCCGTGGGGACTCTCCGACATCCAAGACCTCATCCCGCTGAACCGGGAGTACAACGAGAAGGCCACCGAGGTCAGCGACATCGTCAACTACCACAGTGCTCCGATCACCGTGGTGCTGGGTGCCAAGGCGGGCAACCTTGAGCGTGGACCCAAGAAGATTTGGGCGATTCCCAACAAGGATGCGTCGATTCAAAACCTCCAGTTGGAGGGCAACCTCTCCGGTCCGATCGGGTATCTGGAGCTGATCAAGACCGCCATGCACGAGATGGCCGGTGTCCCGGTCACGGCCCTCGGGCAGATGCAGCCGGTGTCCAACACCTCTGGTGTGGCCCTGCACATGACGTATCTCCCGCTCATGCAGAAGTACGAGCACAAGAAGACCCAGTACACGAAGCTCTTCAAGCGGATCAACGACCTCGTCATCCGGCACATCGCCATATATGAGCCAGAGATGATGATGTTCAGCCCGTTCGTCTCGGCGGTGAAGCCGGGACCGACGCAGTACCTCCAGTTGGATCCGAACGACCCGGTCACCTACGAGTCCACGGTGGAGTGGCCTTCGCCGCTGCCGCTCGACGTGCTGCTCACCCTCAACGAGGTGCAGGCCGAGATGTCACTGGGCATGGAGTCGAAGCGGGGTGCCCTGAAGAAGATGGGCACGGCGTTCCCCGACCAGAAGATCCAAGAGGTCTTCGAAGAGACGGTCGAGGACACGAAGCGTCAGGGTGCGCTCAACCTCATCAACGCCCAAGTCGCCCAGTTCACGATTCAGGCGACCGGCATGACACCGGACGGACAGCCGCTCATCCTGCCCGGTGTCACCCAGACCGACGAGGAAGGAAACCCGGTCGGCATGGCTCCGACCGTGGATCCGTATCTTGCTCAGGAAATACTGATGCTCGCCTATGAGTACCAGCCAGCGGCTAGAACAGAGTTTGATGAAGACGGGTAATTGTTGATTCTCGTCGGAATCAGGATTTAGGGTGAACTCCACCGGAGCACAAACAAACGAGGAATACGAATATGTCGATTCAGGCAGATACCCCAGACGGCTTCATCGCAGGGGTAGACCCCCGTCAGCCACGGCTTCCGATTGACCAGATGCCCGCTCAGGACTCTGAGGTGGCTCAGTCACGGGCTGAGGATCAGCGGCAGCAGCAGGCTCCCGCCGATGATCAGACGATCATCATCACCGACGACCGTCAGTCCCCGCCGACCGAAGGCGGCTCCGCCCCCTCCCGCATCTTCGATGAGCAGGACGTGGCGCGGATCCGCACCGAGGAGAAGGAGAAGCTCTACGGGCGGCTCTCCACGCAGGAAGAAGAGCTGAAGACGCTCCGGGCGGAGCGCGAAGAGCGGGTCAAGTCCGAGAAGGCGGCGGAGAACGCTCGGCAGGCCGAGATCAAGGCCAAGGAAGAGGAGGAGATGGAACTGCGGGATCTCCTCGACCGCCGTGAGCAGGAGTGGGAGCAGAAGTTCGACGGCCTACGGGGTCAGTACGACACCGACCGTTCGATCTTCGAACAGGAGCGGCGCTTCCAAGCCCTCTCCGAGTACCGGCGTGATCTGCTGGAGAAGCACGCAGATTCGATCATGCCCGAACTTCGGGATCTCGTCACCGGAAACACCGAGGAAGAGATTCTGGTATCCATCGAGCAGATGCAACAAAGGACATCTGCTATCATGCAGAATGTCTCTGACGGTGTGGCAGCACAGCGTCAGACCATGAGGGGATCAGCACCAACGTCTCCCCCCGTGGGGCCAATGGAGAACGAAGAGGCAAACCTACAGTTGACGCCCGAGAAAATCGCGGCGATGGATCAATCAACCTACGCCAGATACCGTGAACGGCTTTTGCAAGCTGCTGGACAGGCATACAGGCAGGGTGGCTAATCCGGTCACCCCCCTTCCACAACAGGTATCTGGAGGTACTACCCCATGGCACTGAACATGCCGCCCGGTTCCGGCATCACCGGTACCGGAAGAATCCAGACGGGTGTCGCAGGTTCTGCCATGGCCCCCGCCGCCGATGTCTCCGTTCCGGGGAGCATCAACGTCGTCGGTTATGGGAGCACTCCCGCGACCGGCACGACGCTGCTCTCCCCGGCGATCCAGACCATCTGGTCGAAGGAGATCCTCTTCCAGTCGATGCCGGTTCTCCGGTTCGAACAGTTCGCCGTGAAGAAGACCGAGCTGGGTGTCCAGCCGGGACTTTCGGTGAACTTCATGCGCTACAACAACCTGCCCATCCCTGACGGGCCACTGGTTGAAGGCATCCGCATGAAGACCCACGGGATCTCGGCCCAGCAGTACCGGATCACCGTGGCGGAGCAGGGCTTCGCAGTGGCTGTTTCCGAACTGCTCCTGAACGCGTCGTTCGATGACATCATGGCGTCGGCGTCGCGACTCCTCGGGCGCAACATGGCGCTCTACATGGATCAGCAGGCCAAGGAGATGCTCCTGTCGGCTTCGTCGGTCGTCTACGGACGCACCGCCGCCGCGGATCTCACCACCGGCTACGGCATCTACAACGCTGGCGCTCCCGGCGTGGACGGTGCCGGTACCCGTGGCGTGCTCCACACCCACACCGTGAAGGACGCCGTTCTGGAGCTGGCCTCCAAGAACGTGCCCCGGCTCGGCGAGGTGTACGTCTGCTTCATCCACCCAGCGCAGTCCCGCCAGATCCGTGACGTGCCGGAGTTCA